GTCCCCGTCATATTCCATAGGGAATGACATCATCTATCGTCAGTTCCCGTTTTGGCTTCGCAAGCCCCAAAAACTGCCTGTGGCATTCCCACAGATCCATGAGCAGGCCAAACGGCATGAGCCACACTTCCTCCATGCGCAGGGAGAGGTGGGCCATGCCGTAATACAAAAGCCGGGTAAACAATTCTTCATCGCTTACCCGGCCGCCGTGTTTTTTCCCTCCGGCTCACTTTCGATATTCCGTTTCGTCCCCCGGTACATGGCCTCCATGATGGCGTCTTTGTAGTCCGTCAGTTCCATCGGGGAGGTGAGAAGCTCCACCTCCTCGGCGGTCAGCTCCGGCTTTTTGTCCTCCGGGTGCTTCAGGTTGTGGACGAGGATCGGCTGGTTGCACAGAAGGGTAATCAGCCACACGATCTCGTCCAGAGCCATCTCAAAATTTTCCGCTTTCATCAGCTTCTCGCCCAGGTTCTCCAGCCCGCCGTAGCGTCCGGCGATGGCCTTGGTCGCCCTGGTGGTCAGGAGCATTTCGTATTCCTGCCCGCCGATATTGACAGTAGCTGTTCTTTCATCCATATCTCAAAACCTCCTATTACCCTTCGCCGCCTGTGTCAGATGTCTGATCCGCATAGGACGGCTCATAGACCTCATCGTACCAGCCCGTGATAACCGTGGGAGACACACCGGAGTCATCCTCGGACACCTCCGCTTTCCAGGGGTGTTTGCCCTGGCCGTCCACCTTATTGCGGCGGGTCACCGTCCCCTCGATGGAAGGGGTGGAAAACTCGATGCTCTCGCCCTTGGTGGTCAGGTTGGTGGCCGGGATACCAAAAATCACGCGGTACAGCCAGAAATAGCGGTATTTGCCGTTTGCTTTCTTGGCCCGGAAGCCGATGGCAACCGGAGCGCCGCCGTCCTCCGATGCGGAGATCAGGACGCCGTTTTCATCAATCACCGCCCCGGTCAGGTCTTCCGCCACGCTTTTCCCAATATCGTCCACACCCAGCGTCAGCGTCCCGCTCTGGAACTCCTTCACGACCTCCGCCGCGCCATCGTCCGCGTACAGCGTAGCTTCCGCCAGTTCCACGGAAAGCTCGGCGGTCATGGCTTTTGCCAAAGCCACAGGGGCGGCATAGGTCTCATCGCCGTTTTCACCCTCGGTAATCTTCGAGTAGAAAAGTTTATCAAGGCCAATGGTAGCCATAGTTCATTCCTCCAATCCATACAGTTTTGCCACATCAATGGCATAGTGGTGGTAGCCGGTATCGTCCTCATGGCCGATGTACCGCCTGTCCGTAATCACAAAATCAGCGGCAAGGAGCGCATTTGAAAGCTGCCCCTTCCGCATCAGATAGTTCCCTTTGGAGAACAGGGAGAGCCGCGCCTCCTGGGCTTCATACCCCGGCAGGTTATCTGCGTGAAGTTCATAGGTATCCGCCAAAGGCGTGACCACCACATATTCCTCCGGCGGCTCCCCGGAGAACACGCCCGTCTCCACAGGCAGTCCGCAGCCGGTGACCGCAGCCTTGATTTCCGAAAGCAGGCTCAAATCTTCTCCACCTCCTCGTCCAGCTTCGCCTTCATGGCGTTGATACAGGCATTCCGGGAGGAGGAACGGGCTGGTTTTAAGAAGGGTTTTGCGGGCTGGCCGCTTTTGCCGTATTCCAGGATGGTGGCGATCTTGGCGTTACTGTCGCCGTCCGACCTTGGCTCGGAAAAGCCTACCTTCACATTGAAGTCCCCGTTCTTATCCTGCAGGGCGGGAGATGTGCCAAGGGAGCGGAGAAGCTCCCCGGTGCTTCGGGACTCGTACTTCGTCCCGCTGCCGATAACCGCCTGCAGGTTGGAGCGCACCTTGTCCTCCACAATCTCCGCGCCCGCCTCCAGCACCTTCGGGAGGATCTCATCGGTCTTGTCCGCCAGCCGGGACACCTTCATCAGAAAGTCCTCCGGCATTTTCATTTGAACCTTAGCCACCCGATTTCACCTCCGTCCCCAGCACCTCCAGATACATCCCTCTGCCTTTGACATTCTCCACCGATGTGATCTCGAAGGTATGCCCGTCACAGAGGATACGCATATCGGTTGTGACCGTGACGCCGGGTATCACGCGGAATTGAAAAAGGTCGGTGGCGGTGGAAAAGGAAGCCATGTTGGCCCATTTCTCACTGCCATGCCGGCCTTCCCGGTAAGCGCGTACCTCTGCCACGGTCACATCCGTTTCCGTCTTAAAGCCCTCATCATCCTGCGTGAACTGTTTTTCCACAATGGAGATGAAGGTGTTCATTTTTCCAAAACTCATATCACACCTTCCATTCCCGGTCGAGCCGAAGCAGAAGGTTGACCGTGTTCCAGACCTGCTGTGCTGCGTTTGTGTTATCAGCGAAGAATCCGCCCGTGGAACCGTCCCTGGACTCATAGAAATGCGATGCCAGCATAATCACCGCCTGTTCGGTGGTGGCCGGCATCGCATTCTCCGTGTAATAGCCCTCCTGGATATGCTGGTAGCTCTCCGCATAGGAAACAGCGGCGGTGATGTAGTTCTGCAAAAGCGCGTCATCCGCCGAATGCTCCAGAATCAGGTTTGCTTTGACTTTTTCCAGCAGAGTGTCCATCCCCGCCGCCTCCTTCCTTAACTGGATGCCATCAGGCCCGCTGCCTTCAGCTTGGCCAGCAGGCCGTTGAAATCAGAAACCAGAGTGGAAACATCCTCCGCAACGCTGTCGGCCTGGTTTGCCGCCTGGGGAACCTCGGCGGCGGGCAAACCGGTAACAGAAGCCCCCTCCTTGATTTCGAGGGTGCCGCCAATCACCCACTTATCGCCGCCCTGTTCCATGTAGTTCTTTCCGTTGTAGCTCATCTGCCAGCCCTCCCTTACGATGCTTTCTGTACCAGCACCTTGACAGCCTCCGGCAGGATTATCTTGCCGTCCACGCGCTGGGAAGCGAGGAAGCCCACCTGGCCGTTTGCCGCATACAGTTCGTTCAGGCGCTTGAAGGAGCGCCCCTGGCGGTCTGCGATCCAGTAGTAGCTGAAATCACCGAAGGCGATGGTCTTCGCGCTGGCGGCGATGGCGGGCATATAGGCCGAGGTGCGCACAGGTCTGCCCAGGATGGTATCCGGCGTTCCGGCAGTCAGGGAAGGCTGCCACAGGTACTGGCCGCTGCCATCTTTCAGTTTACGGACTGCCTTGATGGTGGAATCGTTCAGCACCCACACAGCGTTGCGGCGGTAGGGCGATTTCAGGGAGTAGAACAGGTCGATCAGTTCATCGGCGGTAATCGCGGTGGCAGATGCGGCAGTGATGCCGGTCTCTGCGCCGCCGCTGGCTGCCAGGATGCCCAGGGGCTTGCCGGAGCCATCCCCGGTAAAGAAGGCTTCCTCCTCCTTGGCGCCGATACGGCGGGCAAACTCACGGGAGATGTAGCTTTCCAGGTCAAAGACACTGTCGTTTAACAGTTCCTCGGAAACTTTAATCATCGTCCCCAGCTTGTACGCCCCGATGGACACCTGGCCGAAGGAATCATCGCTCTCCGTGTAGGCACCTTCCTCATCGATCCAGGATGCGGTACCCTTGGTCGCCACTACCGGGATCTTCCGGTCGCCGCTGGATGTCTGGATCACCCTGGCAAGCTGGCGGAATACATTCTCCTCTTCCAGTGCCTCTACCAGGGTGCGCTCATATTCGTCCGGTACCAGATAGCCGCCCTCGGAATCCGTACCAATCTGCAGCGCATTCACCACAGAGGGCATCGGAGCCTTAGAACGCATCATGTTCCAGAAGTTCTGGCGGTACTCATCGGTGGCGCGGCCGGTCTTAGTCTCCTCCTTGCCGCTCATAGGCTTACCCGTCAGGGGCTTGTTCACAGGGCGGTTCAGTTCCGCTTCCAGCGCCTCCTGACGTTCCAGGCGGGCGATCTCCTTGCCCAGGTCGGTGATCTCCTGCTCCATGCGGGTATAGGCGGCGTCATCCTCGGCGGACAGGACGCCCTTATCGTTTCTGTGGGAATCCAGAAAGGCTTTCGCAGCTTCCCAGGCTTTGGCGCGCTTCTCGCGCAGTTCAAGAATCGTCATAGTGGTATCCTCCTTAATGTTTCAAAAGATTGAGCCGCTCGTAGAGACTGTCTACAGAGCGGCCCTTAGGTTTGGAATCTTCGGTTTTCTTAGGGTTGGTTTTACACTTTGCCGCGATCTTATCCATCAGGGAGTTGACCACAGCGGCTTTGGAATACAGCATGGAAACCGCAGGCGGTTCCATGTCCTCCGGGATCTCCGCCCGTGCCAGGACATCATCGGCAAAGCCAAGCTCCACCGCCTTGTTCGCGTCCATCCAGGTTTCCGCGTCCATCAGATGGGACAGCTTGGTGCGGGACAGCCCGGTCTTGATCTCATAGGCGTTAATGATGGAATCCTTCACACTGCCAAGCATCTCGATGGCTTTCTGCATCTCTGCGGTGTCACCCATGGCCACCGTCATGGGATTGTGGATCATCATCATGGACACCGGGCTGACCAGAACTTTTGTACCAGCCATAGCGATCACGCTTGCCGCAGACGCTGCAATGCCATCGATTTTGACCGTGACATTATGCGGATAATCCATGAGCATATTGTAGATCTGGGCAGCCGCCACACAGTCCCCGCCTGGGCTGTTGATCCAGACCGTGATGTCTCCGCTTCCGCCCATCAGTTCCTCTTTGAAAAGCTGGGGTGTGACGTCATCGTCAAACCAGCTTTCCTCGGCGATGGTGCCGTTCAGGAACAGCGTCCGTTCCGCCGGAGCTGTCTCCGTCTCTGCCTGGTTCTTCCACTTCCAGAACTTCTTCATCGGGGTTTTCCTCCTTTCCGTCATTGCTCGTTTCGGTATTTGCAAAAGCCCCGGCGTTTCCAAGCGGGAGCATATTGCCATTGATCAGGTACAAGTCTCCGCCCTCCTCAGCAGGGATGCGGT